GTTAATCGTTGCATTTATTTCTGAGAGTTTACTTATACTTGTATACTTATACTTTAAATTTATCTTTATAAAATGATGAAAAAACTTATAGATTTTATTATAGGATTATTTTGCAAGAAGTGTGTTATAAAAGCTGAGGCTGCTATAGTTAAACCTTCTAGACGTAAAAAAGAAGATATCGATAAGAAGAAGAATCTTGATAAACTTGCTGCAGCAATTAAAAAGAAAAAAAGTAATGGTAACTAGTGCACAAGCATTAAAGAAATATGGACAACCTGATCTCCTTGCTACACAAAGTAAGAATATGGTTATGTGGGATATTCCCACAGAGCTAGAGATAGGCGTAATCCCTAAAAGATTATATTGCAATAAAGATATTGTTGGACCCTTAACACAAGCGTTCAAGAGTCTTGTAGATACAGAACATGTAAAAGAACTCAAGACATGGGATGGATGTTTTAACATTCGTAAGAAGCGTGGTTTAGCATCTATGTCATTACACTCTTGGGGNATTGCTATTGATGTCAATGCTTTTGAGAATGGACTAAATAAAATCCCTAAACTATCAGCAGGATTTGTTAAATGCTTTAAAGATGCAGGCTTTGACTGGGGTGGAGAATGGAAACGTCTTGATGGTATGCACTTTCAATTAAAAAATATATAATAATGGCAAAGGCAAAAGGTTCTACAGAATCAAAGAAAGTTGTATTTGGTGTAAGACGTAAAGGTAAACATCAGAAAAACTTTGGCCCTAAGGCTGCTCCTAGTAAGAAGAAGTATAGAGGACAAGGACGATGAAAACACTCAATAAACTTATAATAGTCATTGCATCAATAGGTATGGTTTGTGCATATAGCATTATTATAACTAACTTAGTTAGAGTTGCTAATGAAACTCATTAATCTAATTTTCAATAATTTTAACAAAGTTTGTTAAAACAATAATATATTTGTTATAAAATAATAATAAAATGGCTATACCATCAAGACCCATAGGGCAAGATCCTCAATCCCAATTGCTTTGGAACATCTCTAAGCAAATGGAACAGTTGATTGGACAGGTTGGAGCTGTAGTTAGAAATACTGCAGGACTTACTACTACTACAACCACAACTACTACAGTAGCACCAACAACAACCACAACTACTACAGTATAATATAAATTAAACCAACAACTACATGAAGGAATTAAAGTTTATCTGCGCCCAGCCTGATGATTCGTATTATACATGGCAGGTTCATCTATGGTTAGAAAGCTTAAGAAACATTGGACATTCAGATAAGGCTATTGTCCTCATCTTTATCCCATCATTCAGAGAGAAGAATGAGAAGTGGCAACAGGTCGTAGACCTCTATCCAGAAGCAGAGTTTGCTTTCTACAAGGATCAAGATGGTGTAAGTGAGAAGTTAGGAATCTATATTCCTGTATTACGACCTTACTCATTGATGCGTTATTGGCAAGATCATCCAGACATGAAAGACAAAGCAGTATTCTACTGCGACTCTGATGTCTTGTTTACAGATAAATTTAATGTTGATGCATATATTGATGATGATGTAAACTATCTATCAGATACCAATAGCTACATTAACGCTTCATATTTTGATAGTAAAATACATCAAGTGCTTCCAGAAAGATTGGAAGCATATAAAGAGCTAGATGTTCTTGAAGATATTGCCACACAGTGTAATATATCAAGAGCAATAGCAGAAGAAAACAATGACCACTCAGGAGGTGCCCAATATTTGTTAAAGAATATTGATGTTATATTCTGGGAGAAAGTGTTACGAGATTGCATTACAATACGTAGTTATTTATTAAATATAAACAGACTATATTTCAAGGATGAATCTTCAGGCTTTCAAAGTTGGTGTGCTGACATGTGGGCTGTTCTCTGGGCTATTTGGTATAGAGGTGGTGTCACTAAGAATTTACCTGAACTAGAATTCTCTTGGTCATCAGATCCTATTGAGAAGGTACATAGGTTAGGCATATTACATAACGCTGGTATTGTCAATAAAGATATGGGTGACTACCCAGCGTTTTACAAAGGTGAGTATCATATGGGTAAAGATCCATTTCAAGATCCTCATTTAGAATTAGTATTCAATGATCCAAGAGCTCAAAAGAAAGGTACACACTACTATGTTGAGCAAATGATGAAATTAAAATATAAATACAAATTAAATTATTAATAAAATGGCAATTCAGAGAAATTTAAAAGCATTTGTTCGCTACGATGGTAGTGGAAGGGTTGTCGCAGGCAGCCTTATTCTGAGAAAGAACAAGCCAAAGGTAGGTAGATGGTTAGAGATTCCAGCATATGAGTGCTGTAATTACGTTCCTACAACTACGACTACTACTACAGCTAGTCCAACGACAACGACTACTTCTACTAGCACGTCTACTTCTACGACTACTACAACCACAACAGCTAGTCCAACAACTACTACCACAACTACAGCAGTAGAACCTACTACTACCACTACAACTACAACAGCTGAGCCTACTACCACTACAACTACCACTATACCAACACCAGGTGATTGTTTCTGTTATACAATATCTAATGAAACAGCAGGAACACTTTTATATTCATATACAGATTGTGGTAGTGAATTTGTAAGAGCACCTATTAATGCAGATACAATTTCAATTGTATGTTCTTCTACAGCTGTAACAGGAGATGATGGACTTATAATCACTGGTGGAACTGTTTCTTGTAGCAATTCAGAAGGTTGTTCAGTAGAACCTACTCCTACAACAACTACGACGACAACAACAGAGGCTCCTACAACAACTACTACTACAACAAGTGGTGTATCTTCACAAAGTGCAATTGGTGCGTTTGATGCAAATGATGCATGTTCTGGATCAGGAGGATCAGCAACAGCTATAACTTTATATTATACTGGAAGTCTAGGAAATGGAACAGCACTATATTCAGATGCAGCTTTAACTATAGGATATGATAATCAGGTATATGGTGATTATGTTAGACTATATTTCCAAGGTGAGGATCAAGTTTGCACTATGAGTGGAAATATTATCCAAAGCTATGTAGCTTGTTCTACTACTACAACAACGACAACTACTACTGTAGCACCTACTACAACTACAACGTCAACGTCTACTAGTACGACTACAACTACTACAACAGTAGCCCCTGGATATTACACTTGGAATCTTTATACTAATCAATCTAATTTAACTACAACTAATATTTGTAATAATACAGCACCTTTAGTTACTCTATACACAAGTGTTGCTTCATTAGGCGTAGGTGTAATATTGTATACTGATACAGCATTAACTACACAATATATAATAAACAATACACCTAGTGGTGGATGTGTTGGACTTGGAACACCAGGAAGCACAGTATGGGCAAGAGGTAGTTTCCCAGGAACTGGTGAAATTCAAGGAACTGCAGGCACTTGTTAAAACACTAAAAAATAAATAGAGCACATCATAAAGGGTGTGCTCTATATAAAATATAAAAACATGGCAAATAGCAATAATCAATTAAAAGCATACGTTCGTTTCGATGGAACAGGACGTATTGTACCAAGCAGCTTAATCTTACAAAGATTTAAGCCTAAGGTTGGTAACTGGCAAGAAATTCCAGCAACAGAATGTTGTACACCTACTCTTCCTTCAAACTGTATTGAGTTTGTTGTAAACACAACAGAAACAACAGAATTTATATTCAGCTTTAACACTACAGGACCTATCAACTTCACTATTGATTGGGGTGATGGTACAACACATCCTGATTCAGGAGGTGGTGGATNCTACGAAGAGTCACATACATATCCTCAANANGGTACACAATACACAGCTAGGATTTGTTTTGACACTCCTGAGGACGTTCTAGAGTTAAGCTTTTATGGTAACGACTAAATACAACTAAAAATGGCAGCAGTAATAACATCAATAACAGGTTTACAAAACCTACCCAATCTGCGAGACTTTAATGCAGATTGGAATTCACTAACTACAGTAAATCTATCTGGACTTGCAAATCTATTATATGTAGATATAAGTGATAATTATGTACTTGATGCTAGTGGTGATTCATCTTTAACTAGTGTTAATCTATCTGGTTGTACAGCTTTAGAAGAACTTCGTTTGGACGATAGTGATTTCTCAGCTGGCATTCCTAGCCTTGCAGGACTTACTAGTTTGACTAACCTTGATCTGGATCAATGTCTTATAACAGGAGCTTTAGATCTTTCTATGCTTTCTGCACTAGAAAGCTTTGATCTTAGTAATAACACTGGTTTAACATCAGTGACATTACCTGCATCAAACATTAACGATGCTAATCTTTATGGCACTGCTCTTTTACCTGCAGTTGTAAATACTATATTACAACAATTAGATGCTAATGGTGTAATAAATGGATATGTAAGCATGGAAGATGGTACAAGTGCTGCTGCAACAGGTGCTGGTATTACAGCTATATACAGTTTAGAAGCTAAAGGATGGCAAGTTTATACAAATGCCCCTACAACTACTACAACAACTACAACTGTAGCACCAAATACATTTAATGTAACTAATAATGGTACAGGAAATTATGTAATAGATGGAGTAGCAAATCCTACATTGAGTTTAGTAGAAGGAGAAGTATATACATTTGTTATAGCTGCAGTTGGACATCCATTCTGGATTAAAACAGTAAGTTCAACAGGTACAGCAAATCAATATAATACTGGGGTAACTAATAATGGAACAGATAGTGGAACAATAACATTTGTAGTTCCAGTTGGTGCACCTGCTACGCTATATTATAATTGCCAATACCATTCTGCAATGGCTGGTACAATTCTTATAACACCATAATGGCTAAATCATTATTTCCAGAAGAAATGTTAAGTAATGCAACTGGTAGCGAGCTCTCATTAGAGAGTATCGCTGCTAAGCTTACTTACTTTCATGAGCAATTACATCTGACTCACTGGCAAACAAAAAG